GCTCAACCTGACCAACTGAACCATGGCAGCACATCCAGCCACCTGAGCTTTTAATCATCGATATTTCATTCTCAATAATAATCGGCATTGCGTCTGACGGGTTATTGCATGGGTCGAAAGTCCGATAGCCACTATCCATATAAGCTAATACAGATTCTTCCGTTAATAAGCATTTCTTCTTTAACCTTGTAGCAACTAATTCATTAATTTGAAGGTCGGTGTACTTATTATAGCTATTCATTGATTATCATCCTGTAATTTCTATATCGTCAGAGTCAATAAACCAAGGTTCAATTTCATCAATCCGAATACCCATATCATCTAGAGAAGGATAGTCATCAATTCCTTTATCTTTAGACCAATCGAATTGCTCGGTAAGCCATTCTTCATCCTTGAAGTTATTGAATGCTATTTGCTGGAAGCACTCAGCACAGAACATTGCAAAACCTGCTTTCTCATGGCTACCGTGTATATCAGCTCTATATTCATCACCAGAATAGAATTTATTAATTTGTTCACATGATTTTTTAAATTTATCTTCATCGATAACAGTGACAACCATTTCCAAATCTTTTTGCCACGAGCCAGAACTTATTTTAATTTGTCTCATCAGTATATTTCTCCACAAACAACTTCAACATTCCTCACTGACATTAAATATTCAGCACGTTTATTGCATTCCGATTGCGTGTATAAATCATCAGATATTGGCACAGCATGATTGTTCATAATTAACAGCAGGACGAATAGCTTCATGTTTATTTTCTCTATATGCACATTTGAATATGTGAGCAATAACATCAACAGTCCACGCATTGCCGTAACATTTATATGACTGTGAATTTGAAACTATATTTTCACACCAACCATCGGGGAACGTTTGTAACCTTGCACATTCGCTAGGGGTTAATTTTCTATATTGCAAAGTGTTATTATGTTCCCATGAATTAGATGTGAGTGTTGGTGACTTTTCAGTGTGAACACCTCCATTATTTTTACCTCGAGGACGCTGATAGATTGCTACTTTCGGCTCTCTGTGCCCACCCTGGCACGTTGAAAGCGTTGGAGCTTTTCCAGCATCAGAATAAACGCGCAGTATAGACTCGTTACCTCTAATGTCAGATGCATTGGCAACATGAATTAATCCGTCTTTAGATTGCTTAATGCGCTCTCTTGGTTCGCATGGTCTAAATACTATTTGCCGTCTGGATTTATTTAGGTACTGATTTAAATTTGTTCCTTTCGAGTAATTAGCATCAATACAATATGACTTTTCTCTATCAGTAATACTGTCATCATCAATAATATCTTTCAGAAAAATACCTTTATCTTCTGGCTGGCTAACTTCAAAATTAGTCCAATAATAACGCTGTCTATTTTGTGCTGATAATAATGAACTATTAATAAGAGTTTTATTTACATAACCTAAAGCACGTTCCGTATGCAATGTTATATATTCCTCAAACTCCTTTTTCATCTTCACATTTTCAAGCATGAATTTAGCGTCTGGATTACTTTCTAATACGTGGCTCATTATCTCTAATGTCGTCCAGAATAATTTACCGCGTTCGTCCTTGTCACCTAATTGTTTACCAGCTAAACTCCACGACTGACAAGGGAACCCCGCAGTAACTAACCCCACGCTTGACCAGTCGATATCCCACTCACGCCAATTATTAACATCGCCTAATTGGATATTATCTGGATAATGAAATTCAGATACTTTATTATCGAATTTATCTATTTCAGCAATATAATATTTATCAAATTTAATTCCAGCGCGAGACAGCGCTAATCGTCCAGCGGATATTCCGTTGAACAAACTTAAATATATCATTTTTATTTCCTATAGATGTGCAGAACCCTGTATTAGCATGGGTAATACATATCCGATTATTTGCATTGTTGTTTATTTGGCGTGTTTAATTAAAGTTTCTTTAATCCAATTCTCAGCTTCATCATTACAAGCTAATACATCTCCCATTATTAATTCAATATCAATTGATTCATTTGCAATATGAGTTAATGTATTCATAAACATAGCAAACTGCTTTTCATCACAGTTAATAAAATTACATCTGTATGCGCTAATTAAATGATTGCGAGCATATAGAACGCCTAATTTCATTTGCTCTCTGTTATATTCATTATTCATTTTTTATTTTCACTCCGTTGCTGATTAATGCCTGATTAACTAAATCTTCGTCATAACACCAAGTTTCGCAATTTTCATTTGCAATAAACGGCTCTGGCAATTCAATTGCTAAACTCTCACGTGATGCTTGCCAACTAATCCACATAATATCTACATGGAGATTAGCGTAATTTAATCCATTATTTGCTGTTTCGAATTTATTGTTTATTTCTGCATCATCCATGTGAAACTTAATAAACTCTTCAAATTGCTGTCTTGATTTATCCATCATTCCACCTTTCTATATCCAGCTTTATATAAACGATTGGCGTAAACTAGAGCTTGAACCATATCTACATCAAAATTACCATCACGAGTAGTGGATATGGTGTTAGCAATTTGATTAATTTCCTTTTCTGCCAACTCCTTACGCTTTTCATCTGCCATTTCTTTCGCCAAGTCAGAACACTCAAAACAAATATTTGCTGCTTTACCTTGGATTAAATTGTCTTTACTACCGCTTCCACTGCAAATTTCACACGAACCTTCATTCTCTACTTTATGGAACTCATCGTGACCACAGCATGGGCAACCAATTCGACCAACATCATGAAATGTTAACGCTTGTATTAACCCATGATCTGGATTGGTGCATGTTTCCTTACCATCCCCACAGCATTCAGGGCATATCATGATTAACTCCTTATGTGCGTATTCCTCACTATTAATAGCGATATGAATGATTAAGTGGTGGGTTACTGCTTACCGAGGGCTTTTTCTATTACAATTTTTGCTTTTTTAGCTAGATTAGCTAACTGCATGTGAGTAACCATGCCGTTTCCGTAGTTTTTTGATTGCATTTCAACAATCTCAATCAACGCCTCTAATAACTCTGGTGCTGCTGCGATTAGATGGGCGTTGGCTTGTTTTGTCTCAATTCCAATATCCTTGCTTGCGCCTTCATCATCCCAATGATCAAATCCTTTTTCGTGCCACCTACATAAAATTGCATGACGTCGAACATAGGCAAAAATAAACTGCTCAGAGTCCATTATTGAGTGTCCGCTATCGCTAATTATCCACGGCGCTGGCGTGTGCTTAAATTCCATATCACCCCCTAGCCTTTAACATTGCATCTGCAACACGATATGCATCCCGTGATACCAATTCTGCTGATTTGTCATTGACGTTATCAAGTTGAGCAGGATTAGCTAAAATTCCCTGCATAGCAGCCATTGCGAACCTGTCGCGTAATGATGCGTCACTCTCCATTAACTCAGTCTCTTTACCATCTGGACGCCACAGCAAATCATAGTCTCCGTTATCGTCGAAGCTGGTTGCTTCATATCTCCAGCGGTGGCCTTTAAATTCGAATGTTGCAGGGGTTCCAATGGTATAGTTTCCAGTTCTTGGAAATCTGGCGTTGTTGTATTCTTTGTATTCTTCCGAGTCTTTATATACTTTCAGTGTTATTGCCATCTCTATCTCCTGTTTGCATCCTTGCACTGAGTCCATGAGCTATTTAAATTTGCGCTCTATTTCTTCCGCTGCTTTATTTTCGTAATAATCAAAAGCGACGCTTTCTATTAAATCATCCTGTTCTCGCTCAGATAATTTATTAAAATCTTCTTCTGATATAGCGACCGTTAAAATAACTTCTTCGTCCGTATCTGAATCTCGCATTGTTAGATTCATAGTTATATCCTTTGGTTAAAGGGGTAGGATGGTTAGGCGTTACTCACAAACTGCCCAGCTTCATTGCGCTTACGTTCGGTGTAACACTTAGGTGTCTCTCTTGATTGAGAACGCTTTTTCAACCATTCATCGACTTCTTCCGCTTCCCATGCCACGCAACGCACCGATAAATACATACGCTTTGGAAAATCACCTTTCTTCTCTAAAGTGCGAATAGTTGAGCGAGAAAGTCCTGTTAGCTTTAAAACAGCAGGCATACGGATAGGTTTGATAGGTAATTTAATATTCATATCTAAACTCCTTGCGGAGCTGTATCGCTCCGCATTAAATAGGATCACTGGTATTCAGGGCGCATATCATCAAGTGTGATAGAGAAAGACTCGTATAACTCATCACCGAGTTTTCGCTTGCTTGATTTAAGTAGCTTGTCTACTTTTTCAAATGCTTCGGTGGCTTCGGGTGAGCCAGATTCAGGAAGTGAGTTGATAGAAGCTTCTAAGGCATTACGTGCATCAATGCGGTGGTATGCCTGTACTGCTTTATTTTTTAATTCAGCAAACAGGTTGATCCCCATTTCATTTTTTAAGTTCTCAATTTCTGCGCGAATATTTTTAGCTTCTTCGACAGTCTGAACATCATCAATAGCTAATCTAAATGCTTCAGCATCGAACTTAGGTATAAACTCGCCTTGAGCTTCTTTTACAGGTTCAGCATTATTTGGTTGTTGCTGGGTAGTGATTTCATCAATGCTTACACGTTCTTTCTGTGGGGTGATGTCTTTAATCGGGCGATCTTCAAGTTCTTCTGGCGTATACACACCAAGAATAACTTCAGGGCAATAAAGACGGGCCCAATATTTTACAGCGAGATACGCGATTTGTTGCTTAGGCATTGTTTTCCAAAGTGGTGAGTTTCTCGTCTGTACATCAGCAAGGTAAACAGGCTCACCCCATGTAATTTCTTCTTCACCTCTTAAAATTGCACCGACTTTAATAAATAAACCCGATTCATCACGTTTATCTTTCATGCCTACAATCTTTTCCCAGTCGCCACCGTATTTGTAATGGAACCGACCTACAACAGCATTTGAACTGGTAATAACTGCATTTACTAATTGGGCTTCATAACCAAGCACACCATTGATGACATGTGTTTTTTGACCGACAACGAAAGGATCCATTCCCCAGCGTGCAGACTGCATTGTGATAGCAAGACAATCAGATGGTTTACCTTGCAGATGTCTTGGCACCGTTGCTGTACCTGATGCCATTAGCTCAGCAAATTTAACAATACGGTCTAATGATTCAGGATTAAAAAGTAATGATGTGTTATTCATTACTGATTGGTTTCTTTCGAGAGTTGCTACTTCTGACATAATATTTACTCCAAGCGTGCGCCTGATTGTTCAAGCGCATTTTTATTAAGCGACTTCGTTTTGCAGTTCTTCTAACTTTCTCTGCTCAAAGTCAGTGATACCGATAGTGAGAGTAGTGGTGATAGGCGCTGGCCAATATCCTGTATCCATAGCGCGTCTAATATCACGCAGTGTCTTTTTGTACTCTGCACGACCTAATTCAAGTAATTCAGGTAATGCTTCAACGATAGCGACCCAGTGGTAATGCTCGTCTTTGTTAACGAATATCCAGAAGAACTGATCCAGCATTGCCACATCACAATACATAGCTGCACTGATGTGATAATCGCGATTAATGATTTCTCTGCGGATCATGGCTTCAATGGCATCTTGTTTAAATCGACCAAGTGCTACTGATTTGAGGTCAAAACCTAATCGGTTATTTTCTGTTTGAATTTCGATATCAGGACGAACACGAATTTCAAGACCAGTATCTTCATCAATGCCGTAGTAGCTCACTTCTGATACGCGGTTAGGGTGATTTAATAAACTGGATGCTTCTTTGTGGTTCATAACAGCGTTACGCATGTTATTTGCCATTTCATAGTCAACGGTTTGAACGTGAATTTTTGAATCGTCACTAAGCCATTGGCTAATGATTTCATCTTCAAATACAGCATCAGGGTTCACTTCTTTAATGACCTGCATGAGATCATCTTTTTTGACGGGTTTTCTAAGTGGCTCAGGCTTACTTACTTCTGCCAAATATAATTCGGGACTGATGCCGTTTATCTGCTCAAGTAATGCGTCTGTATTACCTGAGGTTTTCAATGGTGTTGGCAAAGTATCGTTATAGGCTTTGATACAGGCTTTCATTGCGGCACCTGTGAATTTTCCATCTTCAGGGATGGTTTTAAATTCATCGGGCAACTGCATGTATATCTGACCTAGCTCTTCGGCTTTTCCGCTGGTGGAAAGTTGCGGTGTCAGAGTGGCATTATGTTCTTCAATAATTGCTTTTAACTCATCTTGTGAGAGCTTCTTAGGCAACTTATTGTTGTATTCGTCAATCCATGACTTCATTGTTTCCGTTGTTGTAAAGGCACCTTCTGGAATAATTGGCTTAACACTGAATTCAGCATCAAACTTTTCAGGTTCCATTGTTAACGTGTGAAACGCACTACCTAAATCGAAACAACGCTTATTTTCACGCTCAATGACTTTTGTTACATGGCGTAACTCGTAATACATCAAACTAATACGAGCATCTTTTAGCATCGAACTACTGATACCGTTTGAACTGTGATACACCTCGTTAGGAATATCGGGATACCGACCAGGTTCAAAATAAGCAGGCTGGTCATTTTCTTCCTTTGGAATATCTTCCGTTTCCTTAGGTTGACCATTTTGGTTATCTTTACTGGCGTTAAAAATCACCTCTTCCTGAGGTACTTCCTTTTTTTCTACCTCATTTGAGGTGGTTTTTGGATTTATTAATGAGTTAAAGTGATTAACTCTATGACGAACGCTACGCATATCAGGGTTATCAATAAATGACATAATAGCGTTAATGATTTGCTCTTCGCTTAATTCACTGCTGATATTAGGAACCAATGAAAGTGCAAGTAGCGTGATATTAATAAAGTGGTCATATTGTTTAAACTCTTCTTTTTCAATATCACCATTGATATGAGCTGTTAGCGCATCTACTTGTTCGCTATCAGTAATATCTTGGTTAAGTAAAAGAGCTTTTGCAATCAACACATTTAAGTGCTTAGTGTCTGACATTTTGTTTACCTACTAATTTTTCTGTTTGTAATGCGAGCTTTCTTACATAAGCCCACTCAATACCGGCTTTAAAATTGTCAAATGACTGTGACTCATTTAAGCCAGATAAGGTAAATACATGCTTACCGTCTTTGATATAAAAGATCATGACTAATCACCAAATTGGTTATGTCTGAGCGCATTAAAAAATCAGTCTCTTTTATCCATATTGTTAAAGAGCAAATTAACCGTATTGGTTAACTTATGTTTTTAATCATAACCATAAATTAACCATTGTCAACCATGAAAAACAAATAAATCACCAATGTGGTTATGTTTGTTTTTATCACTATGAAATTTAATGATTTATTAAGAGTAAAAAGAAGCCAAGATATGACTTCTTTTTAATGGAGAGGGTTAGTCGTGGGAGATAGGCTGGTTTTTATTAATGATAAATTCAATGAAGTTTTCAATAGCAGCTTGTTCGCTGGCGGGAAGTTTTGAATAGGCTCTTCTATCATAGTTAATAGTGCCTTTATCATTTTTAGGGATCAGTAATTCATAGGCTTGGCGACCCATTGCTTTTGCAATGGCATCAATGCTTTCAGCAGTGGCGCTGGCTTCACAATTAATAATGCGGTTAACCGTTGATTGTGCAAGCCCTGAATCGACAGAAAGCTTAACTCTTGATTTTATTCCATCGTTTAACATAAATGTTGTGATGTTATCTGAGAGTATCTTGCCAATTTCAGTCGGAATATATTCTTCTTTTTCTGACTCTGCATGACCTTCTTTTAAATGGTCTACATCCATCCAATATTTACTAATTCTAGTCACATATTCAATTTTACGTGACATTGGATCGGTCAGTTCACGATGACTTTTTAAATCTTTTGGTGATAGGTAACGAGAGATCATACTTGGTGCTACACCTAACGCATCAGCCAGTAATTTTTGTTTGCCGTTATAGTAGCGTTCAATAATATAAATCAGGTTATCTTTTCTAATTTCAGCAATGCTTTTCATTTCTCCAAGTCCTTTGGTGTCTATTCTTTATACAAATTTGATTAAGTTATGGTGTATTAAACAAACAAATAACCCTTTTGGTAAAGTACCTAAACGGTTACTATTATTTATTGGTTAATCAAATTGGTGAAATTATGGAAGTTTTCGACTTTAAAAAATTTTGGAATAGCTTAACGATTAAGCAAAGAGAAGCATTTTCTCAAAGAACGGGGTATAGCCAATTGTATCTATCACATCAGCTACGCTATGCAAAACGCAAACCTTCACTAAATAAACTCAATAAGTTATATGATATCTGTGTTGAGTTCGGTGCAGATACAACCAGAGAGCAATTAATCAATTTCTTTATTCGATAATAATTCAAAGGCTGTTTATAGATAAGGATCACTTCGGTGGTCCTTAATTTTTTACTGATAACCAATAAGTCTTTTTAGGTTGATCTATTTTAAAATAATGGATAGTATTTGCACATACACATAATTAAATGAGGTTGAAATGGAGATTATTAGTCGAAAAGAAGCTGCGTCAAAAGGGCTTGGGAAATTTTTCACAGGTAAAAAATGCAAGAACGGTCATGTTGCTGAACGTTACGTTTGTAACGGTGTTTGCGTTACATGTAATTATGAAAACTCAATTGGGTATAGAACAGCATTAAAACAATTGATTGAAAGCGCCCGTTGCTAGGGGGTGTCAAATGGCTAGTAGCTGGATCAAAGTTGAAGTTATAACACCAGATAAACCAGAGATTTATCAAATAGCAGAGATATTAAACATAGACCCTGATGCTGTGTTAGGAAAGCTAATTAGAGTTTGGTCTTGGGCTGATTTACAAACCTTAGATGGTAACGCAGGAAGCGTTACAAAAAGCGTAATAGATAGGATCACTTTCATTTCCGGCTTTGCTGATGCACTGATAACCGTAGGTTGGATGAAAAATGATAATGGTAAGTTAGTCTTACCTAATTTTGATAGGCATAACGGAGAATCATCGAAAAAACGGGCACTTACTAATAGGAGAGTGGCAGAACATCGAGAAAAAAAGAAAAAGAAAGTAACGCAGTCACCGTTACAAAAACCGTTACCAGAGGAAGAGGAAGAGGAAGAAGTTTATAAAGATCCTCTCTCTAAGGGGAACGATGAAAATTATCAGCCAAACCATAATGCGAATAACGCTATTTTGAATAACCGAGTTCCATCGGGAGGATTTGGCGTAGCTGAAAAATTTGTCATGTTTCATGGATGGGAGCCAGATGGGGACTTTACGAAAAAAGCAGCGTACTGGGGGGTAAGGCTGATTACACCAATGAAACCGCATGAGTTAGCAGAATTCGTTACGTACTGGAGTTCAGAGGGAAAAGCAAAAACACATGAACAATGGGAAATGGCATTAGCAAAAAGTATTAAATTTCAACGCTCAAAAAATAACGAGGTGAGAAATGGGACAAGTCAGAGCAATAAAACCAGTAACCAATTCGCTGGAAAATCAAAACCAATGCAAGAATTCTTACAGCACGTCAACGATAAATACGGACCCGATGCTGTTACCGCTTTGGTGGAAAATGATCGAGCTGTATGGGGACAAGTGGAGCAAGAAGAACGGGACGGAACCATCATTGATGTGGAAACGAGCACTCAGCGGATTGAATAGCGATCAATTCGATTTGATATTTAAATTCTGCATTGAGCGTTGTAGCAATGGTAATCCGTGGCCACCAGAGTTATCTGATGTCATTTCAATGCTTTCTGACAAGTTGGTTGATGCTAATGCTTTTGGAATTCCATTTGATGAAATGCTGAGAGATTTCAATAAATACCTAGCCAGACGGTGTAATTATCATAGTGCTGAGATGTACCCCTTTAGGCATCCGGTGCAGTATTGGATCTTCACTGACCTTAGGCAAAAGGTATATGACCTTAGGCTGACAGAAGCGGAGGTTGAGAAGCGTTTAAATAAAATGATCCGTATGTGGTCTGAGCGAGTACAACGAGGAGAGGTCATACCTAAACCCACGTTAAGACTTGAAGATAAAACCAGACCAAGACCTGCATGGATGGATTTATTAGAAAATGCTGATAAACATAAACATAAATCGGCATAAGGTTTATTGGATATCAAAATCCTTAGCGTAATAAACACTGGTGAGTTTTATTTGTTGTAGGTATGCGATTGGGTGTCTGAGTAGTGAAAACAGCGTATAGACGATTTGAGAGTGTTTTAAGTGGGTATGAGTTTAATTAAAAACTCTGTTTTTTTATACTTGAAAACATAACCAAATTGGATATATTAACCATAATGATTAATCTCTTAAGGGTTATCGTATATGAAATTTATGCAGGATTTTGTTGTTGAAATATTACATGACAAGAAAAAACCGTTATCAGTTAACGAAATAACCGAGATTGCCTCAGAGCTTGATGGTAAGAAAAATCGCTCAACAACCAATTATGCGTTGATCAAGTTGGTTGAATGTGCGGTTGTTGAGCGCAAAGCGGTAGTCGGAATTGGTTATGTATACACGCTAGCGCCTGATTACATGGAGCGTCTACGTGATTTAGATATCAAAAAAGAAGCCTCTCTAATGACCAAGAAGCCAGCAAAACCTACGGATAAGCATGTTATCTGTCAGAAAGGCTCACTAACCTACGTCAGAAAGAGCATACCGCCATTACAGCATGGAAAGATTGCTGATATTCATAACCGTATGAACGCAATGCTGGTGGCGGTACGCGCATGAAACAGAAAATTTATTATATCAATCCTGTACCGAAGCCACGTATGACACAACGTGACGCATGGAAGAAAAGACCCGTTGTCGTTAAGTACCACGCTTTTTGTGACGAGATGAGAGCTAACCGTTTTACGCTACCTGAAAGCGGTGCTCACCTAACGTTTGTTATCCCTATGCCTAAATCATGGAGTAAGAAGAAACGTATTGAGATGAATGGAAAACCCCACCAGCAACGTCCTGATGTCGATAATCTGATTAAAGCCGTTATGGACGCCATATTTGATGAAGATTGCAGGGTGTGGAATATCAGCGCGTCAAAGCTTTGGGGTGAACAAGGGAAGATAGGGGTAACGTTACCTGAAAATACAGAAAATCATGAACTTATTACCATGCGTTAAGTTCGTGACTGAGTTAATTAATCGTTGAATGAGTTTGGGAAGAAATTATGAGCCAAGAAATTGATGCTATTAGGCTTATTCAACATATCAAACAACCGTGACATGTCACGCAAGAGGATTTTTAAGATGGATGACGGGGCGGTTTACAAAATTACTGGCACATGGAACGGAAAACCATTTGAAAAGATAATGCAAGCTGAATGTGAATTAGATGCAGAGGCAACGGTAATCTTCTGGGCTAATTTATGTGGTGCTCATGCAGACAATTTGAGCGTCGAATACCACAGCGCTATTAATTGAGGGTTGAGTGATGAAAGGAACAGAAATTAAAAAATTGATGTGGATTTATTCTGATGAAAGGATGAGACGTAAGCGAAGATATGTGAAAGCTGGAAAACAAGCGGACGATTGGAATCGTAAGTTATATAAGCCATATCGTAGTGAGCGAGTTATGAACCGATTGTTACGATTAAATTCATTGAAACTTGTGAGTTTTTTTAATTGAGGTCGAAATAATGGTATGTGCTGATTGTGGTGGAGAAGTTGTTTGGATTGGGCCTATAACAAATTTATCTCATACGGAATGTAAGCAGTGTGGTGCAATAAATAATTATCTTAACGAACAGGGTGAGGATGATTTGCAAAGCAATGAAATTGCAATGATGAAAATTAAGACCTCAAAACTTACAGGTAGAGCGCTTAACTATGCAGTAGCATTAGCAGTTGGTGGATATGAATTAATTCCAGTACCTCCTGATATTGATGGAAAAAATGAGGGGATGGTATTAGCTCCAGTTGGATATTTAGAGAGCGGTTATACATTTCCACCTAAAGGTGGGTTACGAATTGATTTTTTCGTTAAGCAATATTCAAGTGATTGGCGTGAATGTGGCGAGCTTATAAATAACTACTGGATTGATTTAATGTTTGAGGAAGTTGATGGGGTTAATTATTGCTATGCATCACCGCCACATTTAATGGGTGATTATGCCACTGCTAATACTGCTCAAGAAGCTATTTGCAGAGCCGTTGTTATGCTTGGGATAGGTAACGATGTCGATATACCTGAGGAACTATTAAATGGCTAAATCACCCGCTGAACGTAAGGCATTACAACGTAGACGCCAAAAGGAACTTGGCGTAACAAAGATTGAATTGCTGGTGGATAATCAGGAGCTGGAGATGTTACAGCGTAATTGTGTTCTACGTATGCCTGGTCGTGAACAGTATGATGTTGTTGAATACATACAGATGCTTATTCGTAAAGATGATGTGGAGTATAAGCGACAAGCTGAGGAGCTATCTAAGCGTAAGTGTGAGCGTTGTGGCGAACAGTTACCCGTTCAGCAATGCTGTTTATCTGGTGATGCTAAATGTTGGGTCACTTATGGATATCGCGAATTACAGCTTAACTTGGTTGACAAAACGATAGCAAAATAGAAATTTGGTTGACGCGATTTTGTCAACCAGATAGCCGTCGGGTGTTCATTTCTATTTTAATTCCCTCGAATACTGGGGTTTTAAATTGGTGTATTAATACCTAATTAGATTTGAATGTTATATTTTGAATAGCCATAATAACCAAAGAGGTGATGATTATGACTATCAAAAGACCAAGAAAGAAACCTGCACGACAGCCAACGCCTATCAACGACAAAATGGAACGTTTCTGTCAGGAATATATCAAATCCCCCGATAATCAAACTGATGCTGCAATCTCTGCTGGATATGCATCTGGCAGTGCTTGCAAGCGCGCATCACAGCTAATGGCTGATCCCCGTATTCAAGAGCGTATCGCACAACTTATGCAACAGCGTAATAAGCGAACCAAGATGAGTGCTGACAATGTACTCAGGCGTTTGGTCGATATGCTTGATGCAGATATTGCTGATATTCTCAATGAGAAAGGCGATATTAAACCAATATCCGAATGGTCACCTATTTGGCGTAAAAGTGTTGCTGCATTCGATATTATCGATATTGACGGTGATACTCGCATTAAAAAAGTAAAGTTGCTGGATAAAATCAAGGTGCTTGAGTTGATTGGTAAGCATGTTGATATCAATGCCTTTAGAGACAGAGTACAGGTCGATGTAAACGTATCGCTTGCTGATAAGTTGGCATCTGCTCGTAAACGTGCTCAGCAAGGGAGCATTGAGTAATGTCAGAAGCTTTGCAGAAGTCACCAGAAGAACAACTCATTGAAGATATCGCATCATTTACGCATGATCCATTAGGTTATGCGTATTACGCATTTCCGTGGGGTGAAGCTGGTGGAGAGCTTGAAGAATACAATGGTCCTCGTCAGTGGCAAGCCGAAGCATTAAATGAAATCGGTGAACATCTACGCAATCCAAAGACACGCCACCAGCCATTGTTACTTGCTCGTGCTTCTGGTCACGGTATCGGTAAATCGGCATTTATTTCAATGATCATCAAGTGGGGTATGGATACCTGCGAAGATTGTAAGGTAGTCGTCACTGCCAACACTGAAAATCAGTTACGCACTAAAACGTGGCCAGAAATAGCGAAGTGGCAACGGCTATCACTTACCAATAATTGGTTTACTTGTACTAAGACAGCTATCTACTCAAACGATCCTAATCACGCTAATGCTTGGCGTGCTGATGCGGTACCGTGGTCAGAGAACAATACGGAGGCATTCGCAGGGCTTCACAACAAAGGTAAGCGCATTATCCTCGTGTTTGATGAAGCGTCTAATATTGCCGATCTGGTATGGGAAGTTGCAGAAGGGGCGTTAACGGATGAAGGCACCGAAATTATTTGGATAGCATTTGGTAACCCAACCCGTAACACGGGTCGTTTTCGTGAATGCTTTCGTAAGTTTAAACATCGTTGGAACACCAAGCAGATTGATAGCCGTACCGTTGAAGGTAGCAACAAAGAGCAGATTAAAAATTGGGAAGAGGACTACGGCGAAGATAGTGACTTCTTTAAAGTCCGTGTTCGTGGTGTGTTCCCGTCAGCATCAGAGTTGCAGTTTATTCCAACAGGCTTAACGGATGAAGCCATGAAGCGCATTGTCACACAGGCAGAAGTTGCTCATGCGCCCGTAATTATTGGTGTTGACCCCGCCTATTCTGGTATTGATGATGCGGTGATTTATCTGCGCCAAGGTTTATTTAGTAAATGTTTGTGGACGGGCTTTAAAACAACAGACGATGTTGTTATGGCAAAGCGTATTGCTGACTTTGAAGATCAATACAAGGCTGACGCTGTTCATATCGACTTTGGATATGGTACTGGTATTCACTCTATTGGAACAAGTTGGGGGCGCGTGTGGCGTTTAGTTAAGTTTGGTGGTGCATCAACTGATCCACAAATGCTGAACAAACGCGGTGAAATGTATAACAGCGTTAAGACATGGCTAAAAATTGGCGGTGCTATTGACGATCAAGAAACCGCAGATGATTTGTCATGTGGTGAATACAAAGTTCGTGTTATCGATAGCAAGATTGTACTAGAAGATAAAACAGAAATTAAAAAACGTCTTGGTCGTTCACCCGGTAAAGGTGATGCGCTCGCACTGACATTCGCCTATCCAGTCACCAAAATAGATAGAAATTACTCCTCACCTCATTCTGGCGTTAATGTCAGCAATTCAGATTATGATCCTTTCGCATAAAAAAAGCCCCCTGGAGTAGAGGGCAAACAATCCTAAGGTAAAGCACGCTGTCGTGGTAACAATACCGAGAAAAAATGCAGTGGCATTGCATAACCAAAATGGTAGTTATAATTTTCAATATTGTCAAATAACATGTATTATTAATTTAATATGCAATATTGGTTAACTATAAAGGTGTGTCGATATGTGTAATCCATTTGGCAATACTCCAAAAATTACAACTCCTCCTGCTGTTCAGGCAGCACCTCAAGAACAAGATGCGGCAGTAACGGGTAGTCGTGATGATGAAATGCGTCGTCGCCGTGCAGCCGCAGGTCGTAAGTCTACGTTACTAACTGGTGCGCAGGGTGCGACAAGTTCAGCATCCACTAGCGGTAAAACCTTACTTGGTCAATAAGGGGTGACTATGTCAACGCCATTGAAACAACAGCTACTGCAACAACTTAATCAGTTGGAAACAGAGCGTAGCTCATTTGAACCGCATTGGCGTGAATTGTCAGATTTCACTCGTCCTCGTAGTACGCGTTTTACTGCGTCTGATGTTAATCGAGGTGATCGCCGTAATAGTAAGATCATTGACCCTACAGCATCTTTAGCTTCATCGGTGCTTTCAAGTGGCATGATGTCGGGTATTACAAGTCCTGCTCGCCCTTGGTTTCGTTTAGCGACGCCTGATCCTGATTTAATGGATTATGGCCCTGTAAAACTTTGGCTAGAAACCACCGAACAGCGTATGAACGAAGTGTTCAATCGCTCTAATCTCTATCAGTCATTACCGTTGATGTATGGTGATTTAGGTACTTTCGGCACTGCTGCAATGGCGGTTGTTGAAGATAGCCAGCGTATTATCCGTACCGTTCATTTTCCCCTTGGCAGTTACTACATTGCGAATAGCCCAAGCCTGAGTGTTGATGTTTGCTATCGCAAATTTACGATGACCGTTCGCCAGTTGGTGATGGAGTTCGGGATTGATAGCGTCAGCGACACTGTTAAATCAATGTGGAATTCAAGCCAGTATAGCCAATGGGTTGAAGTGGTTCATGCCGTATATCCAAACCTTGAACGACAAACAGGAAAGTTAGAGGCGAAGCACAAGCCTTTTAAATCCGTTTATCTTGAAGTGGCGGGTGATAACGAGAAAGTGTTACGTGAATCTGGCTATGATGAATTTCCTATTATGGCGCCACGTTGGGAAGTGAATGGTGAAGATGTTTACGGTTCATCTTGCCCTGGTATGTTGGCGTTAGGTGGTACTAAAGCACTTCAATTAATGCAAAAACGTAAAGCGCAGATGATTGATAAGCTGACCAATCCACCTTTACAAGTGCCAGCCTCATTAAAAAACCAACGGGTAAATACAATACCTGGAGGCATTAACTATCTTGATGAAGCAAATCCCACTAATAAAATTCAAACGATTTTTGATGTTCAACCTGTAGCATTGAAAGCACTACTTGAAGATGTTCAAGATACCCGTCAACTGATTGATACCGCTTACTTTGTCGATTTATTCCGCATGATGCAAATGGTGAATACGCGCTCTATGCCGATTGAAGCCGTTGTTGAGATGCGAGAAGAGAAGCTATTGCAATTAGGGCCTGTTCTCCAGCGTCTTGATTCTGAGTTACTCGACAAGCTGATTAATCGCACTTTCTCAATCTTGGTAAACAAAAATTTACTTCCCGTTGCGCCTGATGAAATGCAGGGAATGGATCTAAAGGTTGAGTACATTTCTGTAATGGCTCAGGCACAGAAAGCAATTGGCGTTGGTAGTATCGAACGCTTTGCGGGCTTTGTTGGCAATCTGGCAAAAGTTAAACCAGAAGCTCTCGATAAGCTTAATGCTGATGATGCTATTGATAACTATGCGTCTGCTATTGGTGTCTCTCCAACTATCGTTGCAACCAATGAGCAAGTACAAGCCATACGTCAACAACGACAAGCACAGCAACAACAAATGGCTCAGATGCAAATGGCGCAGTCCGCTATTGATGGTGCTAAAACGCTCAGTGATACCAATCTTGATAATGATAGTGCCTTGTCCGCTATTGCTGGTGGAGGTGCTCAATGACACATCCATTCGATGCGTATGAAGACGAGAGAATTGCTCGCACTGAATACGATATTCAACAAAAAAATAGGCAAGAGAAAGAGGAACAACAGCTAAAAGAGGTTATGTCCACAGAAGCTGGGCGTGCTGTTATTTGGCGTTTGATTTCTGACTCTGGCGTATTTCGTAGCTCTTTTTCTAATGATCCCTATGCAATGGCATTTAGAGAGGGCGAGCGTAACTATGGGTTAAAAGTTTTCAATCAATTACACGAAGTTTGCCCTGAGCTTTATGCGCAAATGGCAAATGAAGCAGCTACACCAAGCGTTTAACCAAGATTTAAAGAATGGGAGAAACAGTCATGAATTTATGGCAGAAACTAATCATGCGTCGCTTGTATAACGAGCAACACAGCGAGGGAGGTGAAGGCGGTGGCGGTACAGCAACGGAACCTACTCAGGAAACATCAGCAACAGATAAAAATGAGCCATCAGCAAACAGTGCTGATCCTAATAAAAGCACTGAAAAAGAGAATGGTGGAGAGCAGGGCAAGCCGGCTGATAAGACAAATGATGCCAATAAATCAGATGTAGGTGCGCCTGAAAAGTATGAATTTAAAGCACCAGAAGAAGGGCAAGAACTTGATAAAGGTGCATTAGAAGTCTTTGAGCCTATTGCTCGTGAGCTGAATTTAAACAACGAACAAGCGCAAAAACTGGTTGATGTTTATGGCTCTAAAATCATGCCTGCTATTCAGAAACAAATCAATGATGGTTGGCAAAAGCAGACTGAGCAATGGGCTGAAACTGTTAAAGCAGATGAAGAATTAGGATCAAATGAGTCTATTGGTGCAGCACAAAAGGCATTAGATACCTATGGTTCTGATGATTTGAAATTGTATTTAACAGAAACAGGGTTAGGTAATCACCCAGAGATTATTCGGGCTTTTGCCAAGATTGGCAAAGCGATGTCAGAGGACGGTCTTGTCACTGGCAACAGTAACGGCAGTAAAAGTGCTGCTGATGTTTTATTTGGATAACAAAGAGGAAATAACATGCCTGCTTTAACTCTCGTTGATTGGGCTAAACGACAAGGCCCTGACAGCAAGCAAGCGAAGATCGTCGAATTGCTGAATCAGTCTAATGAAATCCTTGATGATATGGTTTTCGTTGAAGGTAACTTACCAACGGGTCACCGTACAACCGTTCGTACCGGTTTACCATCTGCAACATGGCGCTTGCTTAACTATGGTGTACCACCAAGCAAATCAACCACAGCACAGGTTACTGATGCGATTGGTATGCTTGAAACCTATTCTGAGGTTGATAAAGACCTAGCTAACTTGAACGGGCAAAAGAATGAATTTCTATTGTCTGAATCAATTGCATTCTTAGAGTCAATGAACCAGCAAATGGCTGAAACTGTTATTTATGGTGATGCTACGGTTCATCCTCAGCGCTTTACTGGTTTAGCTGCACGCTTTAACGATATGAAAGCAAAGAATGCCGTCAACATTATTGATGCTGGTGGTACTGGCAGTAACTTAACTTCTGTGTGGTTAGTGGTATGGGGTGAAAACACTGTTCACGGTATTTTCCCTAAAGGTTCTAAAGCAGGTTTAGAACAAAACCATTTAGGTGAAGTTACTTTAGAAGATGAGAACAAAGGTAAATACCAAGGCTTTCGTACTCACTTCCAATGGAAAAATGGTATCTCAGTTCGTGACTGGCGTTATGTTGTCCGTATCGCCAATATTGATTTATCCAAAATTGGTAAAGATCCAGAAAAAGCGGACACACTCGATTTACCAGACTTGTTTATTCAAGCAATTGAGAAGATCCCTAACCTCTCTATGGGGCGTCCTGTTTTTTATTGTAACCAGCAAATTCGTAGCTGGATGCGTCGTCAAATTAAAAACAGCAAAAACGTCAATATTTCTATGGCAGAAGTTGCCGGTAAGAAAGTTGTTTCATTCGATGAAATTCCTGTTCGCCGTGTTGATGCCATCTTAACGACTGAAGATCAGGTGAAATAAGTTATTGCGGTGTCGTTTAACGGCCCCGCTAACTTTCATTTATTTGGAGATAGTCAAAATGATTTTAGATAAAGAAACGCTTTTTTCACTGGATCAGGCGGTTACTGCATCTGCTGTAAGTAAGCAAATTATCGACTTAACGCCAGTGCATGGCGCATTTCGTGATATCGGTATTGGTGAGCCATTAGAGCTGTTTGCACAGGTGACTGAACAGGCTAAAGCAGCAGGTGAAGCGACGGTTCAAATTAAGTTAGAAACCGCGACAGATGATAAATTCTCTGATGCTAAATCTATCTTTGAATCTGTGGCAATACCAATTGCTGATTTAAATGCAGGTAAACGTATTGTGGCGAAAGTACCTCAAGGCGTTCTGAAGTATTTGCGTCTGCAATATGTTGTTGCAGAAGGGCCATTAACGGCGGGTAAGTTCACTGCGGGCATTAACCTAACTGTTGATGCTCATCCTATTTACGATGCTGTAACTCAATAAGGTGTGACATGTCACGATATAAGGTTTTAAAAAAATCATTTATCGCTGGACGTCTACTTGAAATCGGTGAAGAGGTTGAGTACGACGGTATAGCTGGCGATAACTTAGCGTTAATTGGTGGCGCTGATGCTCGAATTAATACTCATAGTGTGGCTGATGGGGCTGGTGATAATACTGGTGAAGGCATAAGTAATATTGCTGTTAGCGGTTCAGGTGTGGCGATTGATTCAAGCCTTGATGCGCTTCGTGAGCAATATACCCAGCTATTTGGTAAAGCACCTCATCACAATATGGGCGCAGATAAAATGCGCACCGCAATAGATGAAAAGCGGAAAGAACTTGGGGTTTAACCCCCGATGATAAAGGGGGCGAAAGCCCCTTTTTTATTTTCTACCTGAGCCGAGAGATATCCAATGAAACTAACCAATCTAAAAACCAGCACAGAAACTTATGAAAATGCCAAAGGTGAAAAAGAAACTCGTGAAGAATATCCATACGGGCTACGTATTTCACTTGAAAACGACACAATAGAAAAATTAGGCGTTTCTATTCCTGATGTTGGTGAAAGTATTGAGCTGTCTGCTGTTGCCAAAATACTGTCTAAATCCATTAATGAACGTGAAGGTAAGAAGTCAGTATATGTAGAGTTACAAATAACCGATCTGGCTCTAGGTGCAGGCGACACAAAATCAACGGCAGATGTTCTTTTTGATGGGGGTGAGTAATGGCCTCAGAGATTGAAATTTGCAATATTGCATTAAGTCGCATTGGTAATAGTCGTTCAATTAATAGCATGACTGAAGCCAGCAAAGAAGCCGTTCAATGTAACCTTCATTATGCGCAATGCCGTGATAGTGTGCTTGCCGATTTTCCTTGGAACTTTGCGACTAAAAAGGTGGCATTAGCCAATACAAATAATCCCCCACCTAATTGGGCGTATGCCTATCGCTATCCTAATGACTGTCTAAAAGCCATTGGTATTGTTGAACCTCATCAAAAGTACCGTAGACCAGATACGGCAATCCATTTTCATGTTGGTTCAGATGAAAATGGTACTGGTCGATTAATTTTTACTGATCATCCTAGTGCATGGCTTGAGTATGTTGCACGTATTACTGACGTCAATATGTTTGATGCGTTATTTAAAGATGCGCTTGCATGGCGTTTAGCTGCTGAATTGGCTCGTCCATTGGCATCAAATGCGGGTATTGGTGGTGAAGCACTACAAATTTATCAAGGTGTTATTAAAAGCGCGGCCGCACATTCATTAAGTGAGTCAGCAGAGCCAACTGATTATATGGATGAATTCACACAAGCGAGGTTGTCATAATGCCATTTAGTCTTATTCAACCTAGTTTTTCAGGCGGTGAAATTGCACCAAGCCTATATGGTCGTGTTGATCTTGCGAAGTATTCAACCGCACTGCGCAAGTGCCATAACTTTATTGTTCGTCAATATGGTGGCGTTGAGAATAGACCAGGCACACGATTTATTGCTGAAACAAAGTATCAAAATAAGAAGTCTCGCCTTATTCCTTTCCAATTCAGCACTGTACAAACCTACGCGTTAGAGTTTGGTGATCGTTATATTCGCGTATTTAAAGAGGGTGGGCAGGTTCTCTATGCTGATGGTGAACATAAAGGTGACGTGTTTGAATTAGCCACACCTTATAAAGAAGCTGATTTGTTTGATTTGAAGTATACGCAATCAGCCGATGTTATGACGATTGTTCATACTGATTACCCACCAATGGAGTTACAGCGTTACGATCATGATGATTGGAAGTTAGTCTCCGTTGAAACCAAGAACGGCCCTTTTGAAGATATCAATACCGATAAGGCAATGAAAGTTTATGCCAGTGCAAGCACGGGGCAAATTACGTTAACGTCTACGCATGATATTTTTGGTGCTGAGCAAATAGGTAAACAGTTCTATTTAGAGCAACGTGATATTGATGCGGTTCCTGTATGGGAGACAGATAAAACAACCAACCTTAATGATCAACGTCGTGCTGATAGTAACTACTATCGTGCCAATAGTGGCGGTAAAACAGGAACACTAAGACCGTCACACACGGAAGGAATGAGCTGGGATGGTTGGGGTGGTGATACAGGTATTCAATGGGAATATCTTCATAGTGGTTTTGGTATCGTAAAAATTGAAACCGTAAGTGAAGATGGTAAAACAGCCACAGGAAAGGTGATCTCTTATATTCCATCCAATGCCGTTGGTGAAGATAACGCAAGCCATAAATGGGCGCGTGCAGTGTGGAATGGTGTCGATGGTTATCCAAGCACCGTTGTTTATTATCAACAACGTTTATTCTTTGCTAGCTCTCGTGCCTACCCGCAAACGATATGGGCCAGTCGTAGTGGTGACTATAAAGACTTTGGGCGCAACAATCCTATTCAAGATGATGATCGCATTATCTACACGTATGCAGGTCGTCAAGTTAATGAAATTCGCCATTTGATTGATGTCGGTTCGCTGGTGGCATTAACCTCAGGTGGTGAATATCAAATCACAGGCGATCAGAACAAAGTACTTACACCTTCCAGTTTTTCAATGTCATCACAAGGTGCTAACGGTTCAAGTGATTTACCGCCAATCTCTGTTGCGAACATTGCGCTTTATATACAAGAGAAAGGTAGTGCTGTGCGTGATTTATCGTATTCCTTTGATGTTGATGGGTATCAAGGCACTGACTTAACTATGTTGGCAAATCACCTATTTCAACGTCACCGCATTGTTGATTGGTCATTTACTACGGTTCCATATTCTATTGCATGGTGCATACGTGACGATGGGTTAATGTTGGCTTTAACCTATTTAAGAGAACAACAAGTTTTTGCATGGGCGCCACAATCGACAGAAGGGAAATTTGAGTCCACATGTTCCATCAGTGAAGGCAATGAAGATTCAGCTTATTTTATTGTTCAGCGCACAGTAAACGGTAAACAGGTTCGGTATGTAGAACGATTAGCCAGCCGTTTATTTACTCGTACAGAAGATGCTTTCTTTGTGGATTCAGGCTTAAGTTATGACGGTAGAAACACAGATGATGTAAAAACAGCAACCATCACGGGTGGATCAGGTGAGTGGAACTATCAAGAAAACTATCAATTAGTGATTTCAGGCAATCCGGTCTTTAGTGCTTCAGATATTGGTAGTGCCGTCAATATTCCTTATTTTGAAGATAATGAACATAAAGAGCTTCGCTGTAAGATTGTTCAATATGTATCTGCAAATCAAGTGGTTATTTCTGCTAATCGCAATATTCCACCAGCATTACAAAATACGCCCACTACTGAATGGAGTATTGCCCGCTATCGCTTTGCTGGCTTAAATCATCTTGAAGGTAAGACAGTTAATATTCTTTCTGACGCTAATGTTTCACCACAGGCTATTGTCACCAATGGCGCAGTGGAAATTGATACACCATCAGCCGTGGTACATATCGGATTACCTATTACCAGCGAATTAGAAACGCTTGATATCCATATCAATGGGCAAGAAACATTACTTGATAAGAAGAAACTTATTAAGGTTGCCAGCTTAATTGTAAATAGTAGTCGGGGTATTTGGGCTGGTACTGAAAAAGAACGGTTATATGAGTATCCTCAACGTCAATTCGAGTTTTACGACAATCCTGTCGATGATGCCACAGGCATTGTTGAAATTAATTTAGATGCAGATTGGAGCAAAAACGGACGTGTCTTTATTAGACAGGTTGATCCTTTACCGTTAGCGGTGCTCTCTGTTATTCCGCGTATTGATGCTGGTGGTTTCTGATATGAAAAAACATCATGTACAAATTATTCTTGCCACTCATGAACATATCGTTCGTTTATTACCACATGTAAGACAAGCTGATGTTGATGAGTTCTACGCTATGTCAATGCAAACACCTGAGCAGGTATTACGACATGGCTTATCTGTTTCTACTAAAGCCTATGCCGGCATTATTAATGATGAGGTGGTGACTATTTTTGGTGTTGCTTCTGGCTCATTACTTACTGGTTTAGGTATCCCTTGGCTAGTGGGGACTGATTTATTAGAGCAACACCAGAAAACCTTTCTACGACGCTGTAAACCCATTTTAAAACAGATGTTAGGGCAATACCCAACACTGATGAATTATGTCGATGAACGTAATCATATTGCTAAGGCGTGGCTCCATTGGTTGGGGTTTCAGATTGAAGAAGCAAAGCCAGCAGGTTTACTTCAGTTACCTTTTCATCGTTTTACATTGAGGGCTAAATAATGTGTGAACCAACAACATTAGCGGCAGCAGTAATTGGTACTTCTGCATTGCAAGCATATGGACAATATACCGATGGTAAATTTCAAGCATCAGTGGCCAATCAAAACGCCAAAATTAATGAAGATGCTGCGCTTGATGCAATTAATAAAGGAAACGCTCAGGCACAAGAACAGCGTAGACGTACTCGCCAATTAGCCGGCACACAGGCGGCAACAATGTCAGCCAGTGGCATTGATTTAAGTACTGCGGGTGCTTTAGATATTTTGGGTGATACTGCCGCAATGGGTGAGCTTGATGCGTTAACTATGGTAAATAACGCTTCTCGTGAAGCGTATGGCTATCGTATGCAAGCTGAGAATGATCGCCTTAATGCAAAAATGGCAAGACGCTCAGGCAATATGGGGGCAATGACAACGTTATTAACAGCACCGATTCAAGCTTATGGCGCATATCAGTTGGCTGGTGGTACATGGAGTCCATTCGGTGGTGGTGGCTCAGGTGCTGCTAAAGCCGGTAAGACATTTGCTAAAGCACCAAAAGGATTTTAATCATGCCAAAGGTTCCTACATACGATAATAGAACGGTTATGCCTGAGCAGTTACCAAATAATGGGTTTTCTGTTCAATCATCACCTGATGCTTTTGGCGCTGGCTTTGGTCGTGTTGGTGAGCAATATGTCGGTTTATTTGCAGAAGCAAAACAAAGAGCCAATGTTGCACTGGCGCAAGATGCCGCATTACAGCTACGACAGAAAGCCAACGAACTGATGACCAATCCACAAAATGGATTACTTTCTCAACAAGGTAAAAATGCGATTGGTAAAGCGTCTGAGTATGAGCAGTCATTTCGTGATTATGCTGGTGAAATATCATCAACATTACCTGACGATATTGTTCGACAAAGCTTTATGCAACAAGCGCAAGAAATGGGTGTTCAGTTTGCATCACAAGCGAATCGTCATGAGATGGGGCAAATCAAAGCTTATGAACAAGATCAGTTTCAATCAACGCTAACATTAAATGCAGAGTCTGCCGCATCAATGTACGGAGATAATCAGGCTTATATCTCTGCACATAAACAAGTGTTTCAGCAAATAGAAGAGTTTGGATTATCACACGGTTGGGGTGAAGAGCAGATCCTCGCCAAGAAACAAGAATTCAAAGTGGCAACTGCTCGTAAAGCGATTGAAAATCAACTCGGTGCTGATTATATGGGGTTCTTAGAACGAAATGGAGAACCTTCAAGCCTTGGTGGTGCTACCAGAAATAATGCGTTCTATGGTGGTACTGTTAGTAAAGTTAAAGGAATGACCCAGCAGGGCAATATTAACTTACTCAATAGACCAACAGTTAAAAACGAAGACGGCTCAATTAGTACAGTAAGAACGATTTCTATTGGTACTGATGATGGTGAAGTGCTAATACCTACCGTAAGTGATGATGGTAAGCTGTTATCTGATGATGAAGCCATTGCGTTATACGAGCAAACAGGTAAGCACTTAGGAATTTTTGATAACCCTGAAGATGCAACTGCTTACGCTGATAATCTGCATAAACAGCAAGAGAATATGTATACACCTACTAACGGTGATACAAGAGGTGTTAGAAATAACAACCCTGGTAATATTCGTATATCTAGTAATAAATGGGTAGGGCAAACCGGTGATGATGGTGCATTTGCTAAGTTTGCCACACCTGAGCACGGCATTAGAGCATTAGGTAAAAACTTACTTTCTTATGCTCGACAGGGTTTTGTTACACCAGAGCAGATCATTAATCGTTGGGCACCGCCAGAGGATAATAATGATACTCAGGCATATATTGAGTATGTATCTGATTACCTCGGTGTTGCACCTAATCAGCCATTAGATTTAACGAATTTAGATACCTTAACGCATTTATCGACAGCGATAATGTATAAGGAAAATGGCCGTAATCGTGTTAATTACACTGATGAGCAGATAGCAACAGGCATACAGTCAGCACTTGGTTTTGTTGAATTACAAGCGACATCAGAAGCACCAAAACTATTAACTGGATCTGCCGCTTTCGATGCCTTAGATGAAGCTGACCAAGCAAAATATTTACGACAAGCAGAACAGCTACGTAAGCAAAAGCAAGGTGAGTTACAGCAACAATTCGGTACTCGTGTCGCTGACTCTTACGCAGCATGGGAAAGAGGGCTTGAAGCACCTAATGCGCCTACTCATGATGAATTAATCTCTGCGTTTGGTTATGACAAAGGTTCAGCTATGTCTGCTGATATGCAAGAAGCTAAGCGTTATGCTAGTTTTATGTCAGCGGCTAAAGAGATGTCTCCACAAGCACAGCAAGCTTTGTTATCACAAATTAGACCTCAAACGGGTGAAGCAAACTACGAAAGCAAAATTCAACGTTGGGAGAAATTTGGTAAGTTCGTTGAAGGTAATATCAAGGAACAAGATAAACAGTTTGCAGCTAACCGATTACAGCTTTCCATTCAAAATAATTTTCCGCTTGATCCTAATGATAAGAATAATCAGCAGGCAGCAGATGATTACTTTGAACAACATATTCAGCAGAGATTTAATTTACGTGATGATAATAGCTTAAATGCCGTTGCTGAACTTACAGCAAGAACAGGGATTATCCCATCACAAGTTAAGTCTGTATTGAATATGGGGGCAACATCTAAAGATCCTGAAGTTGTTCTTCCTATCGCGAAAATGTATGGGCAGATATTTGATAACAATCCGGCCTCAGCGACTGACATTCCATCAAGCACAATGGCGTATTACTCAAAAGTATATAGTTTAAGTCGTGCTGGTATGCCTGATGAGAAAGCGATAGAAACTGCATTTAAGACGACATTTGAACAAGATGAACGCACTAAGCAAATGATCGCTTCTCAAATCAGGGATAAAGGATATATCAAGGATAGAGATAAAGCAGCGCAATCTAATATCAATGATTTTTACCCTTGGTATAAACCATTTTCTTCACCAAGCGTTAGTAAGCCTGGTACTCAAAATGGCGCTTACTTACGTGACTATCAAACACTGTATGACGCTAACTTTGCTGAAACAGGCGGTGACGCAGAACTAGCCAAGAAAATGACCAACGCTCAAATTAAAAGAACGTGGGCGGTATCTAATATCAATGGCAGTGAAGAAGTTATGCGTTATGCACCCGAAGCCGTATACGGTATTAATGAATCAGGTGCTGGCAACTGGATCGCTGGACAATGGGAAGAAGAGAAAAAGCAATTAATGTCTAAGTCATTTGGTGGCGCTTCTTCTGGCACTGAAATCGTTATTGTCTCTGATGCAGTGACTCCCAGAGATTACAGCTACGGCATAATGATAAAACAAGCCGGTAGTGATGATATCCCTATTTATCGCCCATACACGGGAGATAACGGCTTACCTATTCGCTTTAAACCAGAACAGTCATCATCACCAATGTATAAAGAGGTAATGGAAAAACGCCAGCAAAGCGTTAAGGAAGCTCAGGATAAAAGGGAACGAGAAGAAGCATTGGATAAATCGCGCTCAGAGTTTGATGAACGTCGTCAAAGTGTCCGTGAGCAATATAAAGAAGCTCACAATGAGCGAGTAAATAAATTCAATAATTATTTTTCTTGGGATAAAAACTGATGCCTATTTACGAACAACAACCTGATGATGTTTTATCTGCGGATATTAATACTGTTCAGCAACCTGAACCTACTTATGGTGACAATGTTTCACCATCTTGGTATGACCCTATTAATCCGCTTGATGATAGACGGCAAACTAAAGAATTACGTGATGCAGCGTTCCGCATAGATAACTCAGTGGGTAGCTTGATTGCTACTGCACCTTTTAATCAATTTGAAGATGTAGAAGGCTATAACCCATTTGAAGATGAATTAACGCTTTCAGGCTATGAAGACTATGCCGATGCCTTTATTCATTCAAACTCTCCTCAAGAAACCGCAGCAATAAAACAACGCATTGATCGTGAGAAAAACGACAGACAGCAATTAATGGATTCAGGCGGTGCCGGTATTGTGAGTAGTATAGCAATGGGGGTTATTGATCCAATTAATGTTGCCGCAATGATGATACCTGGTGGGGCAATAGTAAAAGGCGGTAGTGTTGGTGCAACCGCAGGTAAGTTTGCATTGGCAAATACTGCTGGTGGCGTAGCTTCTGAAATGGCATTACATAGTACCCAAGAAACACGAATATTAACTGAGAGTGCGATTAACGTTACGCTGGATGCCATGATCGGTGGAACCTTAGGTTCAGCTGCGCAATTAGTTAGAAATCGAGGTGAGTTAATTAATAAAGTTAGAAATGACATTATTGAACCTCAGCCAAGTAATAATCCACCAGTCAATCAATCTGGTGATCGAAGCATTGGTGCTGCGGAAGTTGCTAATACCACACTTGAACAAGAGACACTAAAAGGACCCTCTTTTGTTAATAGAACAATGATGGTTAGTCCAGCAGGTCGAGCAGCTCAATCACCAGCTAAGACTGTGCGTCAAATTAATCAACAACTTGCAGAAAATAACTTTACCTTTGCTAAAAATGAAGAAGGTATTGCGACATTTACCGCTGTTGAAACAAAAGTGAGAGGTTATGAAACGCTTATTTATAAGCAAGTAGAATCAACGAAAGACTACTTTAAACAGTATCGTCAATCTGGTGGCCGTGATATGAGCTATTACCAATTTAGTGAAGCTGTTGGTGATGCTATGAGAAATGTGGATACTCATGCGATACCACAAATTGCAGAGGCGGCACGTTCTATTAGGCCTATTTTTGAATCGACTAAAGATAGAATGGTTGAATTAGGGATCTTGCGTGAGGGGATTAAAGTCAGTACTTCACCAAGTTATTTTCCTCGTCTTTATAAGTTTGACAAGATTCTTAGTGATCGTACTCAGTTTAAAAAAATCATTGCTGACTGGTTAGAAGAAATTAATCAAACTGCTGTAAATAAAGCAAAGGGTAGCCTTGATCGTGCTGAAATTGGTATTGATAAAGCACGTAACGCTTCGCCACAAGCTGAACGTTTAGGGCTTGAGATTAAAGAGGCTGAGAATTGGTCTGGTAAAAAATCATTACTAATGGATGATATTAGTAAATATCAAAAAATCATTAATGAAAAGAGTGCAGTAGAAGTTGAGCTAAATTCACTTTCTAACCTTGCTAAGCTAAATAAAACACAAACAAGAAGACAAGCAACATTACAAAGGAAATTACAGCGTATTAGTGATGCTGAGAATAAATTACCTGCGTTACAACGTAGTGTTGATATTCTTGATAATCCTCGCAAGTTTAGGAATGAACATCGTCGTTTAACACGAACAGCGAATTCATTAACTCGCCATGACAGAATTAGACAATCGGCATTAAACCGCATGACACCTTTAGAGCGTGAGGAAATAGATGCGGCAGCAGATGATATTATTAATAAAATTATCGGTGCCCCGTCGGGCATTGTACCCAGTGAACTGATCCCTGATGGGTTAGTTAAACGCGCTGGTTTTACAAAAAATAGAACCCTGAACATTCCTGATGAACGTATTAAAGACTATCTTGAATCAGATGTTAATTATGTGATGGAAAACTATATTCGCCAAGTTGCGCCTGAAATTGAACTCACGGCTAAGTTTGGTCGTGTTGATATGGATAATCAAATCAAAGCGATTACAGAGGAATACAACCAGCTTATTGCTGATGCAACCACACCTAAAGAACGTAGCCGATTAGAAGCGAGAAGAGAGGCTGATTTACGTGATATTCGTGCTATGCGTGATCGTCTATTAGGAACTTATGGCGCACCTAAAGATCCCTCTAGTTTCTTTGTTCGTGCCGGTCGTGTGGCTCGTCACGTTAACTTCTTACGTTTATTAGGTGGCATGACAATATCATCGTTACCTGATATGGCTCGACCGATTATGCAACACGGTTTACGTAGTGCGTTAAAACCACTGGGTAAGATGTTAACAGATATCGGTGCTATGCGTATTGCTAAAGCTGATTTGCGTGAGATGGGTATTGGTCTTGAATATACATTATCCAGTCGTTCTAAGGTGATTGCTGACCTTAGCGATCCATACAGTAGGCGTAGCTATTTAGAGCGTGGTTTACAGTGGTCATCACAAAAATTTGGCAACCTTACGTTGATGAACCAATATACTGATGCTATGAAAATGTGGTCTGGTGTTATTACTCAATCTAAGGTGCTGAGAGCAGCAAACACTTTGGATGCTGGTGGTACGCTAAGTAAACAAGAAATAAAGAAACTCGCTCATATTGGTATTGATGAATCAATGCTAAAACGTATAGCAGATCAGTTTAAACGACACGGCGAAGACTTAGACGGCATGTTAACAGGGCATAGCCACTTATGGGATGATCGTGTTGTGCGTGAAACATTTCAGGCAGCAGTATTAAAAGATGTAAGAACTACTGTTATCACACCGGGTATTGGTGATACACCATTAATGATGAGTAGCGAACTAGGTAAGATAGTTATGCAGTTTAAAACCTTCTTCTTTGCTACTCACAATAGAGCGCTGGTATCAGGCATACAGTCAGGTGATGCATCATTTTACTATGGGGCATTACTTCAGGTAGCGCTTGGATCCCTAGTCTATGTTCTCAAGGCTAAAATGGCGGGGCGTGATATTAATACCGAACCGGCTAATTTAGTAAAAGAAGGGTTAGACTGGTCAGGAATGATGGGCTGGCTTGGTGAGCCCAATAATATGATTGAAAATTTTAGCGGTGGTACTTATGGTATGAGTGCTATGTTTGGTGGGCCTCCAGCATCACGTTATCAAAGCCGTAATGGAATTGGTGCATTATTCGGCCCTACGTTTGACCTTGGTGGTGATATTAAAAACATTACATCTGGTGTATTAAATGGTGAGTTTGATGATAGAGATGCGAGATCTGTTAGAAAACTAATGCCATTCCAAAATCTTTTCTATCTATCACCGTTACTTAATCAAGTAGAGGAACAATTAAAATGAATGGTTTTTTTACGGCTGTATATTGGGTGTTAAACATTATTCAGATTATTGCTGTAATATCGGGCTTTCATGAATGGCTAGGCTGGAATATTGTTATATCTATTATATTTGCTGCTATTATTGGATGGTTTCCTCTGATTGGTACATTCATGGGGGTTATGGGAGCTGTAGAAGGATGGGGTTGGGAATACTGGCAGGCAATACTATTATTCATTTGGCCTTTAATTTTAGTATTTTTCTTCGGTACACTGAGTGCTGTAACTGATAAGTTTTCTAGGAACTAATATGAAATATTTATATTTTTTATTTTTAGTTGTTTCCAGTGCTTGTTACGGATATACGAAAGAAAATTTTTATAGTGTTAATAGTGACGGTTGGGAGATTTATGAAGTTCCAAAGCAGGATCTTGCAAATGTTTTTAGATGTAAGGAATGTAACGGAATAGTTCAGATACAAATATCTTATGGACCAAAGGGTGCTAGTGAGTTTTTTAGCGATACAAGCGAAATGATAGCTCAATTTAAATCGGAAAAGTCTCTGGGTTTTTTCGTGGATATGATGATTGAAGAATCTACTCCTTGGCTAGAAAAGGATTATATAAAGGTATTAAATATTAATAAAAATAGTGAATTAGGTGGATTACCAGCACTTGAATATTCTATGTGTGGCGAAAGTAAGTTGATTAAACCAACAATAGAAAAAACATATGTTGCAATACAGAAAGATAGAATGCTTAGATTGTCAGTTCACTATTCGCAAGGTGAAGAAAAATCAATTAAAAAAGATAAAATTAATGCTTTCATTAATTCGTTTAAGTACCTATAGATAAAGCCCCTCGAAAGGGGCTTACTTGTCACTATAACCGACTAATCAAACTTTCTACATATTGATGGTGTGTGCGTATTTCTTGCATTGCACCATTCATTTCTAACAGTGATTCACGAACCCAACGCAATGTTCTTTCTGCTTCATCAACGTTGTGACCGTCTTTTTTTAGATATGTGAGGAGATTGTGTAAAACATCTTCCTTTTGATTGTGCATAAAATCATCAAGTAATTCGATGCGATTTTTACGAGTGCGAGGGAAACTATATTCTTTAGCAACTTGCCCTGCAGGGATAAACTCACCTTCATGGATGGTGCGTTGTAACTGATCGACAAGTGCTAGTAATTCTTCTGTTGATGCGTTGTTTGGTAATGAGTTACCGATACGAGTATTAGGTTTATGTTTAGTGAAATAGTTATCTTCTAAAATTTCGAATACATCCCATGCACGATCGGTATCTAACATTTTCGCATGGCGAGCTGCACCGCGTTCAGTCCATAGAATTAAGCTACGAGCATTCTTACCCACAACCTGCCTAGGCGGTAATCTGTTATATCCAACAGGGTTACTTAAAGTAACTCTGTTCTTAAAATCTTTTAAAATTGAACCAGTTAAATTAAAGAAGTGTTTTCCTTCAATGAATCTATCTCGGTTTCTTGAGTGATTGGTTTTGATGTTTTGAATTTCAGTTTCATATACATCAGCAAGTAGATCTGTAGTAATTACAGGCATGCTGTTATGAATAATGGATGGTAAATTTGATGCAGAGATATTAAGACTAACCATGATAGATACTCCTATTAGTTTGGAATATCACCACTAGCAACGCCAATTACTGGTGGTGAACTGTATGGGGTTGGCGTACCAGCCTAATAGGATACTGGCGCATCTTTCGATGCCCCCATACAGCCCACCATTGAATGGATGTAGCTGTATTTCGCATATAAAAAAACCGCATAGTGCGGTATATGCACCTATTAGTAGATTCAGGACGCCAATCCCGACATCAGATTTTGCTGATGTAATATCACTATGGCGCATAAATAAGGGGTTGTAAATTACCAAAATGGTTATGTTATTGCAATTTGTTTATTTGGTTGTTAACCATTTAGAGTAAATAGCACCGTCTAAGCGGTGCTTTACCTTACTTCTTAAGCTCAAACAAAATACATTCCACTAATGGAATTATGTTTTTATTGCCTCTCATCTTCTGGACTATAAAATTTCTCATTGCAATCAGTTCTACAAGTGGAGCTGATACATCATGACCATCTTCTCCCATCTTTGTTAAAAGTGCTTCAAGGTTTGATTTTGTAATTAACTTCTCAATCCCTTCATCTGTATTCACTACATCTGGATAGTTAGCTGGTGCAGGGTATTCATACTTCTTTTCCATTGCTAAAGTCCTCACTAATGAAAACGGTCACGCAAACTATAATAACGTAAATGTATTAAAATGTTTATCTAAATGGTTAATCTAATTTTCTATATGATAACCATTATTGCAAATATGGATATATTTTATAGTTAAACGTATCATGTCCTCATTAACACCAGAGGAGATGAGCAATGACTGTATCTACTGAACTAAGCCATGAAGAGTATGTAGGTAATGGCGTAACAACGGATTTTGATTTCCGCTTCCGTATCTTTGAAGGCAAGCATTTGATTGTTGTGGTTGCTGACAGCGATGGTAATGAAACTACATTAAAGAATGGTACCGATTACACTATTGTTGGAGCCGGTTCTTATCATGGCGGTAAAGTGGTTTTAAATAAACCATTAGTCAAAGGCTGGAAGATATTATTAGAACGCGATTTACCTGTTGTACAAGAAACTGACTTACGTAATCAGGGGAAATTCTTTGCTGAAGTACATGAAGATGCCTTTGATTATCTAACGATGTTAATTCAAAAAGCATTAGGTACTTTCTCGTTGAGCCTGCGTAAGCCTACTTATTTATCTAACTATTACGATGCTAAAGGAAATCGTATTGCTAATTTAGCATCGCCTAAAGTAGGTACTGATGCAGCTAATAAAGACTATGTTGATAACAGCATTAAGTATATTGATAGCAAGACATTAAGGGTGAATGATAAAGCTATACCAGCATTGCCAAATACAGATGAAAGAGCTGGAAAAGTTTTAACGTTTGATGAAAATGGATATCCCATTGCTGTTGCTCCAGCTTCTGGAAGTGCTATTGATGTATTGAACCAATTATCTAGTGGTGATGGTTCACTAATAGGTCTTGAGAATGGGTCACTAAAAGATGCAGTTGATTGGGTAACTCCGCAAATGTTTGGAGCCGTTGGTGATGGAGTTGAAGATGACACTGATGCATTACAGGCAGCCATTAACTACTGCGCACCTTTTGAGTGGAAAGGAAGCGTTAATGAAACAAAAAAACAATTAGGTAAAATCAACGCTTATTTAAAAGGGTTTGGTAAGTTCAGAATAACACGGCCTTTATTATTAAACCCATTCTTGGTTATTGATTGTGGACATAATGGTGGCTTCTACGGTTCAAATGGCGGGTTTCAAATAATAGCTGATTTTGACGGTAGGGATTTATTTGCCGTTGATACAGCGCCTTACAACTCTGACGGTGTAAGGGTTCTTGGTTATAGGGCATCAAGGGGTGATTGGGATAACGGAATGTATACGGGGTGCATGGGGTGGTTAATTAGAGGTGCTTCTATATCGATTAAAGATGGTAGGAATTTAAGAGGGGCCCTTAATAGATGTATGGCAGCTCAATCATGGTTGTTCAATAACTCAATTTCAGGGGGGAATATTGGTATTCAGACTTCCGTTACTTGGGGTGGGGGAATCAAATATAATCATGTTAGAGCTAACGCAATACCTCTTTATAACTCTAATGATTCAACTATCGATGATCAAAAATCAAATTACCTATCAGTGATAGGAGTTAAGCCATCCAGTGACGACTTCACATATCCAAATTGGCCAGATTCGATATTAAAAGGAAAAACAACACCAGTTTATTGTGAATTTGCGCATCCCGTGTTTGAAGATAATATACTTGAAGGTGGCGAAGTAGCTTGCATGGCAACAAGAGGCTCAAATATTAATCTTAATAATAATTACATTGAGGGGAGTTCATTTGAATATCTATATGCTGGTCACTCTGTTAATTTAGACATAAAACTACGATCATGCGTTGCCAAACAATCTAAATTACTTTACATGATAGGTTGTAATGTAATGCTTGATGCATCAAGTGTCTCATTTTTTGATGTTGTTGATTGGGGTATTATTGATGAATATAGCAATATCAACGTGACTGGGTCATATAATAATATTATCAAATCGTTGCCTTTCAATTTTCGCGTTAACTACTCAGATATAGTAAATAATGGGGTTTTAAATATATATTTGTCTGAAACTGGGAATGATTTGAATTCTGGATATAGAGATACAACCCCAGTGAAAACCCTACAAGAGGCGATAGATAGATGTAAAAGCGACGCAATAAATCAAATTATTGTGAATGGCAACGTTACAACAAAAAAGAATTATAGATCAGGTGGAACTGTAACAAATAAAGTTGTTGATATTAATAATATTAAAATAATAAATGGAAATATTAATATACATCAAGAATTCAATGAATTACAAAGCCTTCCGATGGGTATTAAAAATATCTGTTTATTAAATACTAATATATCGATATCAAACACAACGGCTGATTATAGACC